GCATGTTGGCAGCTTCACCAGTTGCATATGCTAACCATGAAGAAGGGCATGTTGGCCCAACTACTAAAGAAGTTTGCAAAACTGTAAAAGGTAAGAAACAATGTAAAACTATCAAAGTTCATAAGAAGTTTGAAGGTAAAAAAGTTCCACCTAAAAAGGCAGTTGTAAAACCTGCTCCAAAAAAAGTAATAAAACGTAAATAATCAAAATATTAACAGGTCAGGCATTGTATAGTATAATTACTATACAAACTGACCTTTTTTATGAGAAATTAACCATGACAGACTTTTATTCAAAATTAGGTGTGTCCCAAGACGCATCACAAGACGATATTAAAAAAGCATATCGTTCATTAGCAAACCGCCATCATCCCGATAAAGGAGGTGACCAAGCTGCATTTAAAGATATTTCTGTAGCATACGATACTCTAAGTGATCCGCAAAAACGTGCAGAGTATGATAATCAACAACACGGACATCAGTTCGGGGGTGGACAACATTTCCATTTTGATATGAATGACATATTTGGACAACACGCACATTTTACTAATATGTTTGGAAATGGATTTAGACAACAACAACGCAACAAAGATTTAAACTTACAAGTACAAGTAACCCTTGTTGAATCTTTTAAAGGTAAACAAGTAGATGCATCATTTACATTACCTAGTGGAAAACCGCAAACTGTTTCTATTAATGTACCAGCTGGCATTGATCACGGTGACACTATACGATACCAAGGTTTAGGTGACGATTCTATTCCAAATATTGCTCGTGGAAATCTTAATGTAACAATTCACGTTATTCCGGATTATATATTTAGACGTGAAGGAAATGACGTGTTTGCTACATTAGAAATTAATCCAATTGAGGCAATGCTTGGCTGTATTAAATCGGTTAAAACTATTACTGGTGAAATAAAAAATGTAAGTATTAGAGCCGGAGTTGAAACTGGCACACACTATGCTTCTGGACCGGGATTTACTAATTTACATAGTAAACAAACTGGACAATTTATTTCAGTTATCAAAATTAAAGTTCCTACAATTACTGATCCTGCACTAATTGCACAATTACAAGCAATAAACAGTCAATTAAATTGACTTTTATGTAAAATAGTGTATAATATAACTTTACTTAACAACTACAAGGAACTACTATGGTCGAACCAAGCGAAAAACTACAAGCAATTTTTGACAAAGCTATTGCCGCAGCAAAAAACATGCATCATGAGTATGTAACACTTGAGCACGTATTGTTTTCAATGCTCATGGAAGATGAAGGATTTACAAGTTCTTTACAGCATTTTGGTGCTGACACTTTATTTTTAAAGAATACTGTACTAGATCATTTACAAACAAAATGTCAAGAAATTACTACAGTTGACGTAGTAGTTAAACCTAAAAAAACTCAAGCTGTAGAACGCTCTTTAAATAGAGCGTTTACACAAGTGTTGTTTAACGGTGGCAATCGTATTGAACCAGCTGATTTTTTCTTAGCAATGCTAGGCGAGAAACGGTCATGGGCGTTTTATTATGTTGCACAGGTAAACATCACTAAAGAAAAGTATGCCGAGTATATACAAAATGTTACATCTGACGATGATGATGCAACATCAAGTTCAGTTAAACCTGGCTCACAAACACACAAAGCATTACAGGCGTACACTACTAATTTAAACGAAGAAGTTAAAAATAACAAGATTGACCCAGTTATTGGTCGTGTAGACGAATTAGAACATATTGCGCTTGCGTTAGGACGTCGTAGTAAAAACAACGTTATTATGGTAGGTGATCCGGGTGTAGGTAAAACTGCAATTGCCGAAGGTCTTGCATATAACATTGTTAACGGTTCGGTTCCTGAATTTTTAATAGATTACACTGTTTACAATTTAGATATTGCTGCTATGTTGGCAGGTTCTAAATACAGAGGCGACTTTGAAGAACGATTTAAACAAGTAATTAAGTCGTTACAGAAACTTGGTAAATGTGTACTATTCATTGACGAGGCCCATATGATTAGTGGTGCAGGTGCATCTGGTAATTCTTCTAATGATTTAGCTAATATGATGAAGCCTGCACTTAGTAAAGGTAACATTAAAGTTATTGCAAGTACTACATGGGACGAATACCGTAAACACTTTGAAAAAGATCGTGCGTTAATGCGTAGATTCCAACGTATTACAGTTGACGAACCTACACAAGAAATGACTTTACAAATTCTTAAAGGTATTAAGAAGTACTACGAAGGTCATCACAAACTTAAAATTAAGGACGAAGCATTACAAGCGTCAATTAAATTATCTGTAAAATATCAAGCAGATAAAAAATTACCCGATAAAGCTATTGACTTAATTGATTGTGCTTGCTCACGGTTTAACTTAAAACTTGCAGATCAACGTGTAGTTACAGAAGCTGATATTCAGTTTGAATTAGCTAAAATGGTTAACATGCCAGTTGAACAGATCATGCAAACTGAAACTAGTTCGCTAATTACATTGCAAGAAAAACTTGAAGCTGAAGTATTTGGTCAAGATACTGCATTAACTGAAATTGTTGACAAAATTATGGTTGCACAAGCAGGATTAAAACCAGAAAACAAACCAATTGGTAGCTTTGTGTTTATGGGACCAACAGGGTGTGGTAAAACTGAAACAGCTAAAGCACTTGCTAAACATTTAAATACTAAATTGTTACGTTTTGATATGTCAGAATATCAAGAGAAACACAGTATTAGCAAACTAATTGGCAGTCCTCCAGGTTATGTAGGTTTTGAAGACAATGCAGGTTTGTTGATTACACAAATTCAAGAAAATCCAAATGCAGTATTGTTATTTGATGAGATTGAAAAATCACATCCTGATGTATCTACAGTGTTGTTACAAATGATGGACAACGGCTTTATTACAGGCTCAAATGGTAAACAAGCTGATTGCCGCCATATTGTATTAATTCTAACTACTAATGCCGGTGCGCAATCTGCAGAAAAAAATCAAATTGGGTTTGGCTCTCAAGAAAAAGACTATTCAGATACTGATCTTAAGAAGTTTTTATCGCCTGAGTTCCGCAACAGACTAGATGGTGTTATTACGTTTAATAAGTTAGGAAAAGACACTATGGTTAAAGTTGTAAACAAGTTTATTGACGAAGTGCGTGAACAAGTTAAAGAAAAAGGCATTAAGATCAAAATTGATAAAGCTGCAACTAATTGGTTGTTAGACAACGGATTTGATGCTAAAATGGGTGCTAGACCATTACATCGCATTATTGATAAAGAGATCAAACGTGATCTTGCTAAAATGATGTTGTTTGGTGATCTTAAATTAGGAGGATGGTTAACAGTAACAGTTGCAGATGATAAAATTGTACTTGTTTCTAAACCTAAAGCACTTAAAGTACCGTTACTTACTACAAAAGAAGTGTTAACATCAGACAACTTGTTTATTGAAGATGCTGATTAAGACTACTAAAAAGTTATATAAAGGCAAATACCAGTACAATATTGTGCTGGTATGCGCATTTTCTGTTGTGTTTAGAGGAAATGATCTTAATGTTACTGCTCGTAAAATTGACAATGAAGAAAAATTAGTAGACACAAAATGGGCGTGGAAAAATCCATCAGAGTTTGCGTATGCTAAAGAACTTTACAATATGCTAATTACCATGGACGATTTTTCCATTAGAGTTGAATCTCCAACTATTACATGTTATACTAACAACTACAGTGATATTATTGCATTAAGAGAAATAGACATTTCAAAAGTTCGTAGAATTAGTGTTCCAATGGTTACATTAACTGAAGACTCTGTATACATGCCAGAGATAGATTACGAGTTTCGTGTTACTATCGGAGGCACTAAACACCAATATTTAGATTTTTTAGAATGGGCAGATGCTATTGACAAATTACGAATTACTAATAGCTGTAGAGAAATGTTATCACAACGCAGTAGTTATGGCGGGGGTCACTTTTATGTAAATGGTGAAAACATGTTATTAATGTGTAGGATGCAATTAGCTGGTATAAATCTTACAGTCCACCGTATAGTACATTAAGTATAAATATATTAATAACACGGAATTTAACTATGCGTATCACAGATTTATTAGAAAATGCTCACTTTAAAAGTGAAGAATTTGTTAAACAAACTGACGACGGTAACGAGATTGATTTTGATCTAACCGAGGATTTAGTTTTCTTTTTAAACAACAATGACGATGCATATCGCCGTCACCTGTTGCCCGCAGTACATAAGTTTATCGATACACAAAAAGCAGGCAATGAACCCAAATATACTATTTTTAAAACTGCAGTTGCAGATGGTTATAAACGATACACTCAGCAATATCCAATGCGTGAATTGCCGGATGAAATAGATAAGAAAACTTGGAAAACAACTTGTAAAAATTTGTTTGATCAAATTTCTAAAGATATGGAAGACGGTCATTACGATCACACTTAACATTTTTATTATATAGGTAACAATATGGCAGGAATAGCACACCCTGAAGATCTTATCATTACTGAAGGATCTAAAGGTGCCCTTCAAGCAGTTAATGAATTAACTAATCTTTCAACATTAACTATTAAATGGGACGGCTTTCCTGCAATAGTTTTTGGTCGAGATAAAAATGGAACATTAGTGCTTGTTGATAAGCACATGTTTAAACAAGTTGCTAACGGCAATCTTGAATTTACTTCAATTAGAGAATACGATTTAACCCGTAATATAAATCGTAACGACTTATGGAATAAAGAAGACATTCTCCGTCCTGCATTAGACAAAATAATTCCAAATATAACTGACACTTACTACATGGGCGATTTGCTATGGGTTAATACCCCTGTTAGTGTTGGAGATTCATATGTTTTTAAACCAAATACTGTCAAATATCATGTTGATCACAATAGTGAGTTAGGTAAATCAATTGCTAATAGTGTTGGGGGTATTGCAGTACATACGTTTATTCCAGGGTTAACTGCAGAAGACGAACCAATTAATGGTTTTGATGTGTTTGCAGAGTGTAAAGACATTACGTTTATTGCAACTGAGATGAAACAGCCAAATATTGTTATAAACACTGCATTATTAAACGCTGTACAAACTACAATTGCTACATATTCCAGCGATGTAGACGCTGTTATTGCTAAATTAACTGAGTTAAAATGTAAAAGTGTAATTACTGCAATGGGACCGTTTATTACTAGTATGATTAACAGTGAAGATCTATCTACTAACATTGTTCCAAGATTTATTGATTTTTTTACGCTAAGACTTACAAAACCTGCTCACGCTAAACTGTTTTTACCAAATGGAAAACTACGTAACGACATTTACACTGGTATTAATAGTTTATGGAGTATATGGAGTGCAATTTCTAATCTCAAATTAGACATTAAACGTCAAATTGATGAACAACAACTGCACAGTGCAGTGCAACCTGTAATAAATAGTATTATAAGTCACGAAGGCTATGTATGCGGCAGCGGTATTAACAAAATAAAAATTATAAATCGGTTAGAATTTAGCCGTGCTAACTTTTCCAAATACAATGTAACTGCAGAGGAAATTGCCGCAAAAAGTAACATGCCAATGGCAACTTTTTGTTTTGGTAGAATGAATCCTCCAACAGTTGGACATAAAAGAGTTATACAACAAACAGTAGCACTTGGAAAAGAACATGCATATATTTTTGCAAGTAATAAACATGATCCTAAAAGTGACCCATTAGAGTATGACGTTAAAACTGAATTTATTAAAAAAATTCATCCTGATTATTCTAACTTTATGGTGACCGAATATGTTAGAGATCCATGGCAAGCTGCATGTTGGTTATATGATAGAGGTTATAGACACATGACATTTGTTGCAGGCAGTGACAGACTAGGTAATAGTACTAGAAGTTTAGAAACTGCACTTAACAATTGGAATAGTGGTCCATCTCGCACTTCTGATTATGCTCGCGGACCAAATGGTAGAGAACATGTAGTATTAAAATTTGTTAGTAGTGGAGATCGCACAGATGAAACTAATAACGCTAGCAGTACATTAGCACGTGAATACGCTAAAATAGGTGACAAGATTAATTTCCAACTAATAACTGGTGTAAGTGAAGATATTACAGTATGTGGTAAAACCTTATATGAAGCTACTAGGGAGGGAATGAATGTACAACGGAATGAATAATGAAACGATATACAAATGAAGATATACGGGAATTTGAGATTGCCGTAAATGAGATGCAGCATAGCCTAATCCGTGAAGGTAAACTTCGTCAAGGTGTCCGAGATGCAGTTCCCGGATTAAATGCATGGCCTGCATTAAACAATAATAACAATCCATACAACGCTTATAGATTTGGCATTGCAATGGCAGGTGCCCCTGATTTTAAAACTGATAAAAAAGGGCCAAACGGTGGGGACTTTATGACAATGTCATA